TCGCTCCAGTAACACCTTCAAGAGGTTCTAATTTTTCACCAAGTTTGTCGACACCATCAATTGCTTTATCACTACTGAACTTACCAAACAAATTACCAATAGCTTGACCAATGAGTTGAATCAATTTCAAAGGAGCTTTAAGAACATTCTCGATATTCTCAAAGACTTTCTCGATGACATTTCCTTCTTTGATAGCTTCACGAAGCTTAACAAGAAAGTCACCAAGTCTTGCAGTGAAATCGAGAACTCCACCAGAACCTTTTCCAATAGCACCAACGAGATGGAGTATGGTTTTGAATACTGCTTTAACAATATCCCAACCAATGCCAAGAACGGCAAACAATCCAGCAAAAGTCCGTTTCAATTTACTCGCTGTTTCTCCTCCTATTTTGAGACTGTTGGTAAAGTCTCGAAGAGAAGAAGTCATGGCGAATAGTTGTGCTCCAGTTTTTGCTGGGAAGATCTCTCTGAATCCATCCTTGATGGGTTTAATAATCGCTCTCAATGCATTAAAGGCATTGGAGATGGATTGAATGAGGAATGTTCTTCCTCCAAGTTCTTTCCAATCACCAAGAACCTTATTTCGCATATCTGCGGATTCTTTAATGAATCCGCCAAGAACGTCGTTAGCACTAGTGAATAGACTACGAGCTTCTTCAAAATCGCCAAAAATGATTTCCCATGTTTGAGCCCAACCAGACGTTGCAGACTCCTGCAGCGTGTTGATAAGGGCGGACATGGTTTTAACTTTAGTAGCTGCTTCTTGAGCCGTTTTACCCATTTGAAGAATCTGGGCAATTTGCTGCTTGTTATAACCCATATTCTTTAGCTGTTTGGCGTTGAGATCTCCAGTGAATTTACTCAGAGTCTCAGTGAGGATTTTTCCAGTAAGCCATCCGTTTTCCAAAGTATTTCGGAAACCACCAGCATCCTTTACCATCTTATCGATGGCCACACCGTGGACACGAGCTGTTTCCATCAAAGCATCTTGGAAGACTTTACCGCCCATGCCGGCATTGACGACTGAATTCCAGTCCATCAATGTTACTTTACCCGCAGCTATCGCCTGGGAAAGTTGATACATAGCTGTAGAAGCTTGTTGAGCATTTGAGCCCGAAACAGCCGCAAGATTAGCAATACCTTTAATGGCTGCAGTTGCGACATCAAGTTTTACACCCGCGGCGGTAAAGGTACCAATGTTTCTTGCCATTTCAGCAAAGTTATAAATCGTCTGATCAGAATATTCATTAAGTATAGAAAGTGCTTTGGTAACATCATTCAAACCAGTCTTTTGCCACGCTGTATTGGCAAGGATTGTCTGGATTGAATTAAGATTTGTCTCGTATTCTTCAAGACCGGTTTTCACTGGATCTACAGAAAGAGATTTAAGGAGATTCTCTCCTGTATAAATCGCTTGATTGGTAATATTTTGGAGAGCAGTAATAGCGATAATAGACATCGCTCGGAATCGATCAGCGATGGAGTCAACGGTGTTAGAAATATGACTCAGTGAAAAATTCTTAACCGCCGACGCAACATCTTGAATTCCCTTTGTGGCACCCTCAAACCTCAAACCTTTATTGAGATTATCGATAGAGCCCATAGTCTGTTTGACACCGGCTTCAAACTGCTTATTGTCAAACTTAGCTTCGACAACTTTAGTATCGATTGATGTGCTCATGAGGATGTCACCGCCTTCCATATTTTGTGACTTAGATCGTCAAATATAGGGCGAATAGCAGGATTAATATAATCTCGACCTTCCACAAATCCTCCTGTGCCCGTCCCATATCCGTATTGAAGCATAATGACTACTGGAAAACCATTTTCTGTATCTGAGTTATACCACGCTAAAGAATATACAGAACCTCTTCTTGTTGCTTTATAACTCCAAGAAGATTTTGCTTTTCCTGAATCGACTGGGGTAGCTGAAGAAAGAGCGATAACTCCTCGTTGTCCGCAAGAATTCATTATTCCTAGGATATCAACTTTTGATGATCTTCCAAGAAATGACTCCATTTTTTTGAAGGAGCCACTACTAGTAAAGCTAATCATGGTGACTCCTTTCTTAAACTATGGAGTTACGGGAACTGTATACTTACCATTTTTAGATGCAGAAACAATGGAAACATTAGATAGAGTGGATAGATGAGTGAGAAATCCTTGAAAAAGGTTATCTCGTTGTGATTCTGGAATTACGGCCCCATCCAAACGATAAGGATTAAAATCCAGATCCACACGATTACCACTAGGGTTATGATTCAGCGTTACTCGATACACGGCATAATCAGTGTGTGTTTCTTGCCCATATCCCATTTCTACCCCTTACTTAATTGCTTGAACAACAACCATTCCATTGCTCAGTGAGAGGAGAGATTTGTTCTTAACGACAACATCAACATGGGAAGGATCAACGATAGAACACGATTGAACTTCGATAGAACCCAAAATGCTCATATCTCCCGCAATGGAAGCCACCGCTTGATAATTAACATCATTAAATGCGGGAATCAATGTTACCGAAACCGTAGCTGTACCACCGGCGCCAAGAGTTCCGATCTGTCCAAAACCCATGGCGTTATGTGGTTCGGAATTTACTACAACTTTAACTTCAGTATACTCTTGTTGAAATTCCTCTTCTGTATAAGAAGAAGCAATTCCTCCACGTGGACGAAGAACAAATACTCCTCCCACAGGAGTAGACCACGATTCTGACGCATTTGGAATTTCAGGGTCTTCGGAAATATAAAGAACGGTGATAGTCAGTACACCATTTTCCTCGGTATAAGACCATTCTCCAGATTCAGGATCAGTTGCTTCCTGAAGGATTTCCGCTTCATTGGTTCCGTCATATCTGATAAAAGGTAGAACCACAAAACATTCTTCTACAGACATTTCATCTCCTAGATATCAGGCCGTTCTCTTCCATATATAAACAGATAAATATGGTGGAAGCATAGAGAATGCAGATCCAGTACCAGCAGAGGCCGAAGATCCCGTCAAAGTATGTGTATGTGCTCCAGCCGAAGTCATGGCGTTGCTATAATTTCTCTCCGAGCCAGTAATACCAGTGGAGTGGTTGATCCATTCCGTATTACCATTCGCTCCGTCTTGATCTTCACCAAGACTGTGGACGTGAGAACCATTGCTTACTGCAGAATATGTTCCTGCTCCATGAGTGTGTGCTGGAAGTTCTGTAGTGGTTAACGTTTTTGTAGCAGCTCCACCTGTCGACCCATTGGTATATGTGCCATCGGCTCCAATAAGGAACTTCCCCTCAATAGCAACCCAGGTTCCTATACCGAAAAGTGTGGCCGGACTGGTGCTCACCGTCGACATATATATAGAACCAACAGGATATACCAAATCCATCAAAGCCAAAGCCGGCCCAGAGTGAATTTGCGTCCAAGCAGTCCATCCGCCGCCACCGCCAGAACTATGATAAGTTCTGAACCAAGATTTAGGAATCGCCGAGCCACCATCGTTGGTGTAAAAAGTCTGAACGCAGCGATCACTGTTTTGATTAACAGTAACGATGGATCCAAAACCGCTGTTCAAAGACCATCCAGAACCAGAACCAACATATGCAATGGAGATTCCTGTGGGGTATGAAGAATATGACGCACTTTCCGCAGGAGCTGTGATGGATTGTACTTTGGATCCAGGTAGGGCTTCAAGAGTATCAAGTCGTGTATCTAAGCCATTAATTGTGGCGGCAAGACCGCCGGGGGTTACAGCTCTTGTGGTATCGGTTAAAGCCGCTGTTTCTGACGAAGTAGCAAGTTCAACAATACCTTTGACGGTATCGCTTGCGTCTGGAACGGTCCCGAGAACCGGGCCAGCATTAACAGTACCGCCATCATGTCTCGTAAGGATCAAATCCCCAGATCCATTAATAACACCACTGACAATGGTACCGTCTTCTATTTCTTGCATTCTTTCGGCAGTATAACCAGTAACTGTAGCCACGATACTTCCTTTCTACAACGAATGAATCGTATAGCTGACGGCGTCAATATAGACCGCGGACGGCCATGTGATTTCAAAAGTTGTTGAATCAAGCATCTGAATAGCCGAATCCGGTCCTTCTACAGTGAAAGTTCCATCTCCATGATCAATCACTCTAAGAATGGAATTCTCTTCAAAAATATCAAATATTTCAAAAGGAGTGGGAAGTCTTGCGTTTTCCGCTTCGGTTCCATACAAAACGTTTTCTAAATCTTCTATGGTAGAAGAATAAGCAATATTTGTATCTATGATAATATGAGAACCGAGAGTATTATCAGGCATATCAATAGGTAAGGTGGAAAAACTCCAAGAAAAAGAGTCGGTGGATTTTTGAGTATGTGATTGCTGTTCTGGAGCTAAAAGAACATTATAGACCAAGTGAATTTTATCATTTGTTCTATAACTCAATCCGAAAGAAGGAGTTTTTCGTCGAATAAGAATATCACTATAAAAGTTATCGGGGTAAGTATATGCTTGAATATTTCCCGAAAAATATCCTCTTCGTCGACGTTGATAATTCTTTACCCCATCGATATACGTAGTTGAGATTTCAGACTCGTCTTCTTCCCCTACAGAAATAAGCCCATTCCAAGGTTCACCAGGACCCGTTGGAGGATAAAACACTCCTTGATGTAAACCCATCTGATAGAGAGGTTGAGAGTCCCATGTCAATCTTGTCATGTTACCTCTTTAGGGCGTAAATAAAGCTATCAATTCATCAGGAGTTGGTAGTCGTGAAGGATCCGCTTCGGTTCCATACAAAATATCTTCTACTTCAAGAAGAATATCTGGATCTGTATATCGAGAATCAATCATCAAATATGCAGTAGGCTTCAAACCAGTAATACTGGGCGCCATACTAGTAATCTTCCAACTATTAGCTACGACATTAACCGATCCACTAACACTGGTGTTTGACTTGTTGGAGGGTGCCGCCAAAGCATTATATACAATGTGGATCTTGTATCCGTGATCGGATTTATCGATATCGTTTCCCACAATGGTCTTATAAGATAGACCAAAAGATTTTCTGGATTGACCCGTAACAAATAATCCGTTTTGAACAGAAGTAATGCCATCACAAGGCGCAAACTCCAGAGGAGAATTTAAAGCATTAATGGTCGCTTCAAATTCTTCTGATTCTGAAACATTCAAATACTTTTTACCGTCAAGATAATAAGGTCTAGCTCCACCGCCAGAGGAAGCTTTTTCTATACTGGTAACACCAATCCATGGTACGCCTGGAGAAGACCCAACAAACAATACTGCTTGACTAATGCCTGTTTCGTAAAATTTCTCCCCAGGAGTGCCCCAAGTCAAACGTGGCATGACAAACCCCTCTCTATCCAGTACTACCAAGCTGTGCGCGCCGTTGAGCATTCAGAGCTCGCTGTTGAGCAGCTTGTTCGTGTCGCGGAATTTTCTTTTGTGGAGAATTCTTGATATTACACACTCTGATGAACGTAATTAAAGCGTTAAGATGCCAATTTTGGCATTCCATACTGATATTATGAACATTCATCCAGTGGTAAATGATTTCAGCAGTGATAACTTCTCGATTAGGACGGTGTGGAGTCAGTTCATTGAATGTCGTAGCTGTATGTTTTCTAGAAACATATTCCTGAATATCATCCACATTCTTCTGAGAAAGATGCTGAAAAATCTCCGGAGGGGTGTTTGGTGTGAGAACCATCAATTGATAATATCGAAGAGTTTCTTCATAAGTCAAACCTTCTCGTCCAAGAAAAGGCTTTTCAAACTCCGACTCCCATTTTGACAAAGAGACCAGAGAATGTTCCATGTCCAAAGAAAACTTTTTTTCAATGAACTTACTTGTCGATTCGTCGTAAAACGTTCCGGTGAGAATCTCAATAGTAAGCATTCTCTGGTCTCCTTTCCATCAACCTTAGTAGGTGTACAGCCAGTCTGAATCGATCGGATCCGGGAAGTAGTATCCGATATTTGCACGAGCAATGACAAGCTTGTTCTGTCCCGTAGTCAACGTCACCGTTCCAGTCACAATCTCATCATCAATGTAATACGTTACTCCGGTCACCGTCGGGATGGTGATAACATGAGTCGTACCGTTATAAGAAGGAACCGTCGGGGTAACCAGAGTCAAGGTTCCTTCGAACATTGCAATGATGTCGTCGGGCATGGGGAGCGAAGGATCCGTACCCGTCGTTCCGTAAAGAATGTCCTCGAGAGCGGCAAGCGTGGTGGGGTCAACCTTAGTGGAATCGATCACCAAGCTTGCAGTAGGCTTACGACCCGTCACCGCAACCGGAGTAGTCGACACTTCCCAACTGAAAGTGATAGCTTCCGGAGAATCATTAACAGTAGCATAAGCCTTCTCCGAAGGAGCGGCAAGTGCGCCATAAACAATATGCAACTTGTAACCGAGATCCTCGGTAATGGCGTTTCCAATACGAGTGCGGTAACAGAAACCAAACGGCTTACGAGTCTGCTGACCAATAGAGACTCCAGCGCTTGGCTCTGCAGAGCCGTCACACTCGGCAAACTCATCGGGATATGTGTATGCCTCAATGGTGCAGCCAAACTCTTCAACAGAGAGAAGATTCAGATATACAGAATCATCAGCATACAACTTGGTCGACTCAGCACCACTGGGAGACTCGGTAACCGCAGTCATACCATTCCACGCGTAACCATTAGTATACGCGCCGGCGCCATTCTGCTTGTAGAGGACCGCCTGCTTAACGCCCGTCTCGTACAAACGATCGCTGGGCTGGCCCCATGTAAGTCTACTCATTTATTTCTCCTCAGTAATACATCAAGAAGACATTGTGATGAAGTTTATCCACCACATAAAACCGATTAAAGACACATCTCGCCAACATAGCGATCTTATCCGGAAGAAGACTGTCCGAATCGTGGTCCATAACGGTAATCGTATATCGCTTGGTATAGCGATAAGGAATATCGTCAGCGAACATAGTAGTTGCATCGTCAGGTTTATAAACAATGCACGGATATGCCATTTGAAAACTAGAGGGTGGTTGGAAATATACGTTAGAAGAACCAATCGTATACTCTAATAAAGTCTGTAGATCAGACCTTGATCCCATTATAAACACCCCCTAGCCTCAGCAAGAGTCGAGGACGCTGTACTTCAACATCTGAGATGACCCACAGCGTCCCCTGCCACTTGATGTAGCGCATGGCAAATATATGTTCACTGGCATAAGCGTCTGCGACGATACGAATGGAATTCCTCACCGACAGATCTAGATTGATCTTATCCCCTTCCTGGAATCGGGGGGCGTCTCTGACCACGTCTCCATAATATGAGCGTTCGATCATGACGTCTTCCCATACACCAGGACGAATTTCTGTCGTACCGTCAGCAAATCCAATCTTTCCGCTGAACCTTTTCACCATGGCCTCTACATTTATTTTATTACGCTGCCGGACGCTTGAACGGCCAAGAGTCGTTGATGGTGTCGGCGAAGTAGTAGCCCGAAGCCGGCTCAGCGTAGATGGTCACAGACTCACCCGGGTCCAGAGCCGTCATAGCACCAGCAGAGATGGTGGTTCCACCAGGAGCGTCCTTGTAGACCACACCAGTAACGGTCGGGATCGTCACCACACCAGTCGAACTGACGAAGGACGGCTTAGTTGGGGTGGCCAGAACGTTGGTAGAGGTCGTCTTACGAATGACCAGAGCAGTCTTCAGCTTCGTCAGGGCACCCGAAAGGCGGGTCTCCATCAGATACTTGTACTGGTTGTAGTCGATATCGAAGTCGTCGAATGAGGTGATCTCGCCACCCTTGTTCGTACCGATGTTGTAATCGAACAGGTTGACAATGATACCAACAAGATCCGCGATCTCATTCATGGGCTCGACAGTGACGACCTGATCCACACCAAGAGCCTCAGCAACCTGAGCATTCGAGGTGTAAAGACGCCGACCATCGGCATCACGAGCCTTCTTAAACTTGTTCAACTCACGAATAGTCGTGAAGAACGTGGGGGTACCAGTACCCTTCCAGTACTCCATGCCATCCATGACTGCATCCACGATCTCCTCATAGCTGGAGCTCGCGTCACCAACGTTCACAAACAACGTGGTCGTGTAGAACTCGTGATCGTTGATGATCGAACGAATACCAGGACCACTAGAAGCACCCATAGGGTCCTTCACCTTGTCGTTGTCAGAAACGTCACGACCATCGCCGATAAGGATGGCTCGTGCAATTTCCTCCTCAAGCATCAAACGCATTTCGCCCATGAGCCACATAACAACATCGAAATCGCTGATGTCGAGAATATCATCGCGATCCAAAGACTGCTTCTTATAGATCGTGGTGGGGTCGGTGGATCGCTTACTAACACCGATCCACTCTTCCTTCTTCATATTACCCTTGATGTAACCCTTTGCGCGGGCTTCATCCTGAGTAATGTCGGCGGAGATCGTCTTGATGCGAGCAAAGGGGGTCTTGTGAACCGAACCCAAAACGCGGGACACCCACTCGGTGCGCCGCTTGTCGAACTCTGGAGTGGTAGAAAGAGTCTTAGCGTCCGGGAAGAGAACCTCAATATCCTCGATGCCGTGCTGAAGACCACGCTCGTTCACAAAGGCATACACGGCCTCCTTGAAGGAGCCACACTTCTTGCCGTGCTCGAAAATACCCTTGATGTCATCGTGGGTGATCACGGTCTTCTTGTCAGAGTCAGTCTTGCTCTGATCGAAAATGTTACGGGTAGTACCCATGTCGTCAATACCTTCCTTGTGAGCGAGACTGTTCTCTTCCGGATTTTTCTCGGAATGAGTGACATCGTCCTTTGTCTTTACCTCATCGAGAGCAACGTTGAGCATGTAATCAAAGAGACCTTGCTGTTTGGGAGTCAGGGTGTCAAATACATCCTGAAGAGTTTCCTCTTTCCCATCCGCATGTTCGACAACCTCATCCTGATCATTATCGGAATCGTTGTCCTCTTCGTTTTCGTCCTCAGGAGAAGCATCCTCCTCCGAGTGAGCCAAAGAATCGAAAGGAATACCCATCGAAATGATGACTTCATCCTCGAGTTCTGTAACCAAACCATCACCATGAGCAAGATTAACGTTATCAATCTTTGCGCCAGAATTAGCGCCGGCAATCACCAAACTGAGCTCTTTGATAAACCCATGGAAGACCTTCTTAGATCTTTCCACCAACTGATTAGCATAGATGGAGAGAGAATCAACATCTCCATTCTGCACCATCTTCTTAGCAGATCGACCCTGTGGAGTATCATTAAGATATCCATAAGAATAGACACCATCGGGGCGAGCTTCTAGAACAGCATGACCGAGAACTTGCTCGATGTCGTTATGCACGTGCTGCCAGACCAGCGGAACCTTCACCTTATCCATATGCTTAAAAGCATCCGGCATGATAGTTCGACCGTCGGAACACTCAATATTGGTCTTCGTGGCGTAACCGCTAAAATCCGGATCTACCATTTTGACCTTCCCCTTTCTTCCTAGGTGGATTCCGACTGGTTCAGAGCCGGGTTCTATTGACGGGCCTCACTGCTGGGGCGGCAAGTTTCTCCCGCATGTCTTTGATCTTCTGAGCAACAGATTTAATTTGACTGTCCAAAGTCTTCACCTGTTTGTCAAGAATTTCATCTTTGTGTTTCTCATAGTAATCCTGCTGAGCTTTGGCCTTATCGGCTTTTTGCTTATCAGTCAACTTAGAAGTTGAAGAACGTCTAGTCGAAGTCTTCTCATCTTTGTTATCCGATTCTTTCACACCACTACGAGCCTTAGCTTGCTCTACTAGTTGAGCAAGAATTTCTTTGAGTCGAGCCAAACGCCCTTTAAGTTCTTCAACCTTTGCTTCCACTTCTTTACGTCTTTGTGCCGGATCCTTTTTAGGAATCAGCTTTTTAGTAGAAGGTAAAGTCGAAATCTTCTGTGAAGTTTTCGAAGTGGAACGTTTAGGCAGAGGTTTCTTTACTGCGGTAGGTTTTCGACCGAGAAGTTCTCTTTCACGAAGATAACGTTCTCTTCGTTCGGCAGGATCGTATCCTACAGTCTGATAATGTTTAATACAGTCGTGAACGAATTCCTCAAGCAGTGGCATTTTCCAACTCCTTAAGAACCCCATCAAGCTCTGTACCTAAAGAATCAAGCATCGATTGAACTTGATTATCTTCAGAGACTTGTTCTTCATTTGTCGATTCTATACCAAGAGCTGATTGAGGCATATTGCTATTGCGAAGTTGGTCTGCTTTAGGATCTTGTGAGGGTTTGAACCCAATCCCTTGTCGAATCTCGTTTGAAGACAGAATCTCATTACGAGTGAACTTATCGGCAATTTCAGCGATCTGACTCAGGGGCACATAACTGAAAGCGTCACGGAAGAATGCAATGGACTGCCCTTGAGTAATGGCCGTTCTGGTCAAGAACTTACGTTTCATACTTTCAGCAATAGCCGTCAAGAAAGGTTTAACCGTTCGGTTATTGTAGTTAAGCATGGTGGCTTCATCTGCCGTACCATTCATTACTTCCGCTGTCAAACCCAACTGAACATAAAGCAGATTGGTAAGATATTCAATTTGCTTAAGAAGATTGTTTTCAGCAGGTCGGTTAAGCTGAGTAACTTTCTCCGTACCGTCTGTATAAGCAATACCGTATTTGCTACCTTTAAGCTGATTTTCAATATCAGTTCTTCGCTGCATTGCCTGCTGACGACGAGCGTCAGATCTCACCACATACGGCAACTGAATGATGAGATCTAGCTTTCCGGAACTGCTTTGATCATCCACTGCATCCAAAAGATTCAGTTTATGAATCAGTCGTTTCAAGGTAGAGTTTGGTTCGTTCATCACCGCATAGAAAGGATTTTCTACGATAGCGACAAGTTTTTTGCTTACTGTGATCTGTTCCTCTTGTCCAACCTGTTCGTTATAGACTTTAATAGTCACAAACTCGCTGGAACCTCGAGGATAGCTGACAACTTTGCCCACTCGAAGATTTTTAATGTCATAACTACCACTTTCAGGATCGATGGTGGTTTCAACCGGAACAATGACCGCCTCTCCTTCGTCACATAAAGTCAAGACAATGTCTCGACGAAAATGTGTAGGTGATTGATCAATATTCGGTTCAACAGTTAGACAATAATTCAAACCACTTTTTCGAGTTTCCAGATAACGACCTTCGTTATCTAACTGAACATGTAAAATATCAGCTTCCGCAACATCGATACCCAGACGCGTGAAGATCGAGGCAAGGATGGACCGCTCGTTGGAATATCTAAAGCGTGGTCGGTTGGGATGATACCCATATCCACCGCCACTAGAACCGTTGCCACGGAATTCATAAGACTTAGGATCCTTGAAGACGTTCCAAGCGTGCTTAAGGGAATCAATAAAGCCCATAACTCACCTCCTTCCCGAACGTGGTGACATTCGTCATTATTCGAACGCCTCCTTGTTGATCTTGTATGCAATCCAGGCATCCATCAAAGCAGCAACGTTGTCGATCTTTTCTTCGTAACGCTTCTTCCAAAGTTTTCGATTACCGTTGGTATCCTCAAGAGTGATGGCGTTACCCATGGCAAAAGACATAAGTTTCTCGTCAAATATAAGAAATTTTTGTTCACTAAGAGTTTTTAACTCGCCCAAAGGAACCGATTCAGTTCGAGAACCTTGAATGACTTTCTCGATACCGAAAGGACCGTTATCTTGTTCCCAACGAGTAACAAATTCCTTAGCATTGTATGGGTCAAATCCCAAACACCGTACGTCGTATTCGTGTTCGATGATGAAATCGTCTAAATCTTCATAAACTTCCATCATATCAAGAATTGTGCCCTCCATGACATGGAGGCTCTTTTCATTGATAAACTCTTCGTATTTCAAACGAGAAGCCGAAGGAAGTTTCTTTAAAGTCAATGATGTAATGTAGCTTCTAGTCTTCACGCCAAATTTACCATTACGTCCCATGGGGAATAAGAACGTAAAAGCACAGAAGTCGTCTCCTTGAGAGAGGTCGGCACCCAAAGAACAAGGCATACCATTAAAAGATCGACGACTATGTGGTAATGTTTCCTCATAAGTAAAGAAATATGTGTATCCCTCCATAGGGATGCCAAATCTCTTAGCAAGAATATCATTTCTTGCTGCCGGAACCTTTTCGGCTCTCTCAACATCACGCTGATATACATCATAAGATACAGTCAAACCGATGTTTGGATTTGCTTTCGGCCACATTCGAGGATCGGCGACTTCTTTAATATCGTCCAATCGATAGTGCCATATAGAAATTTCAGGCGCTTCTTGTTCTCCTCGAAGAATTTGCGCCAACTCTATTTTAATACTGTCCCCACTACCATTACGAACAGTTCCTTCAGAACTTACCGCAACGATAAGATATTCAGCACCATCTTTACTTGCGCCTTGTTCAATGGCACCGATAACATCTTCTCGAACATCACCGGAAAGCCATTCATCAACCGTAGAATACTTAGGACGAAGACCTTGAAGTTTATCAATAGACATAGGTCGTATTTCAAGTATGGAATTCGTCAAGAAATTCTCGATCCCTTTTTTAGTGGACACCAATTTCTGGCGCAAAGATCGAGAACCGGTAGTATTCTGCAAGGAACCTTCAGTAAGGAATTGAAATAACGGCCCTTTAGATCGAACAATTGCCGTTCGAATAGGGGACATCACTTCATCAGCTTGTTTCATAGTTGGAGCAACAGTGATTTGTTTAGTAGTATCAGTATCACAGTTGAGAAAATAACTTTGAAGACAAGATTCATAAAGAGATTTTGCTGCTCCTCGAGCAACGATGAGATATTGTTTTTTTACTAATCTCTTGAGAACGTATTTCTCTTTAAAAATCCCGCCGAGAGGATGTGATGGGTCAGAAACATACACCATCTTTTTTACATAGTGATACCAAGACAATAGTTGTTCGGCCCACAATTTAAAAGAGGGAAGAAGAACCAGATCGCCGCCATCGGTTAACGTGAGTTCGTTTTCACAAAAAAGAATCCAACCTTCGATGGCTTTATCGTCATAATAGTAACGAGGGTCGGCAATGAGCGCATCGATCCGATTCATCTCCATGGAAATTTCCTCGTTGACAGGAATTTCCCCCCGCATTACGGCATTACGGAACATACCGTAATATATTGGAGTTGCCGTATTCGATAGCGCCATTACAAAACCTCCTTTCTATTTCGATCCGATCGCTTTGCTTCCGGCTTCAATGATATGACCATCGACAAATTTATAGCTACTTCGACTCGAAGAAGTTTTTGTCATTTTCTGACGGATAAGATGAGAAATAACTTCTTTACCAACTGTGGTCAAAATATCGAGCATGAACTTGCGTCGTTCATCTTTCTTCTTATTCAGCTCACTCATCGCTTCGCTGTATTTTTTCTCCATATTCAATCGATTATTCAAAGTTCTCAGTTCGCCATCGCTAAGTGTACGAACTCCACCTCGCTGCGCACGTTTACGAAGCTCCGAAACTTTAGAAGAATCTGGAGAGTCTGCCCCACCGCGGAGTTTATCGCGAATGATTCCCCAACGCATTCCTTTGGTACCGAAATGCTCAAGAATATCTTTAGCGGAGATTTTCCCCATATCACCCATACGAACTTCATCCATTGATTTCTCTACAAGCATGAATTCTGGGCCGGAATAATCTCCTGTCCACAAAGCAATGCGATCGAAATTAATCCAACTAATTCCTGGATAATCTCTATCGTCTTGAGGAGCTGGAGAACTTGGATATCCCATAGTCAAATGCGGAGTAAATTTAGGGTACTGTGGAACAGAATTATACATTCGATAAAGTTGATCATCCTGAAGAAGATACGACCTGAATTGTTCGAGTTTTTGGAGGTTATAATCCCCAAAGAACAAGACATCAGCGTTTTCGGGACCAAGAGTTCCACGACGATCAACACTCATGCCAAATTTATAAGGCATGCTGGTGGAAATAACATGCTCAAGGTATTCAAGAATATGCATTCGTTGTGGATCATCGATTACATCCCCCAAATAACACAAAGTCATATGGGGAATTTTTTCACTTGAAAGCTTCCATACAACATCGTCTACCGATGGAATGGCTACAATCACACAAGAGTTTCCCGCGTTATCCATGTCTTCTCCATTAAGCTAAAACGAGGAGCGGTATATAGGAATATACACTACCTTCAGTACTCGGATCGATAGTTGCTGGGAACTGAGGCGTTCTTGTGGGGGCAACATAGACCCGGCGATGAGTGGTAATATCTCCTCCGTTATAAACTGTGGTGAAACCTCCATGGGAAACGTAGAGAATCTCGGCCGAGGCATTTTCTATGGATATACCCACACGAACAAATCTTCCAGAAGATTCGGCTGCTATTGAAGAAGCCAAACTCTTCATTTTCCAACCGGCAGTCTGCCATAAGTTGTTATCAGTGGCTCCGGTATCTTGGAGAAGAACGCCGGCGTCTGTATATACAGCAAATCCATTGTAGCCAGAACTCGGAGGGGTTCCGTTGGCGGAGATGATATACAAGCCGACTTTGGAAATGACCTTTCCTGCAGGAACCCACATACGAACCATCCAGTTACCCACAGTACTGGATTGATTTGCCGATTCAATCGGTATGCTGGAAGCAATGAATCCATATCCCTCGAGAGGATACACTCCTCCACTAGGCCCTGGTTCTCCATCGGCACCATCTACACCGTCTGAACCATCGATTCCGTTGGTCCCATTAGTACCGTCGGTTCCGTCCGCCCCGATCAAAGAAGTAAGCCATTCAGATTCTGTTCCGATAAAACCATTATTCACGGCCACTTGATATGCAGATATACCTTGTGAACCATCAATACCATCTACACCATCAGAACCTGCTAGAGAGGTCAACCATTCGGATTCTGTTCCGACAAAACCGTTATTTACAG